GTTACAAACCATGAATGTGGGTTTTTAGTTTCAATTGCCATTATATTGACACTTCTTCTTCGGTAGTATCATCTGGTGTTTCATCTGGATCATATCCGAGTGGTTCCACATCTGGTTTATCAGTTTCCGAACCGTTTGGATCAATTACATCAAGATATAGTTGTACGTTTCCTTCACCAAAATCACCTTTTCCTGCTCCAGTTGCATTGTTACTTTCATCAAGTACGCGTAAATCAATTTTTGGCAGTCTTGGGTCTGGAATATCTATTCCAACAAGTTGTCCTAGCAATAGTGGCTCTTGTTGAATAAGTGTTTCTCCTTCAGCTGTTTTAATAGTACAGGTATAATAGTCTGCCACTTCGTTGTAATCAATTCTGAAGGTAAACATATCGCCTGCTAATTCAATATCGAATATATCGGGTAAATCATTTACATCAATTGGAATATAATTTCTCAATTTTAATCACCTACTTCACACGAATTTTTTTGCCGGCGTAAATTGTAGTTCCTTTTATATGATTAACTTTTTGTAGCCAAGCAACTGACTTGCCGTATTTTTGAGAATATGCCCATAAGGTATCGCCAGACTTAATAGTAATTGCAGTATATTTTTTACTACGATTACCAGTAACCGTTTTGCTGCTCTTGGAAGTCTTCTTTTTACTCTTTCCATTTCTACCATTTTCAGTAGTGATTTTTGCAGAGTATGAAAAGGTGAAAGTAATTGAAACATCAATATCACTCACTTTATCCTTGTAACTTACTTGCAGGTCTGAAATCATTAAATGCTTGTAATTTAGGTTTCCAGTGTATGTAAGCATGTAATGCCTGCTATTCCATACTCTTAACTGATAAAATTTTTGATTAGCTTCAGTTCTAGTTTCTCCTTTAATAATTCCACTGATTGTGATATTTTTGCCAGCTACTCTTGCATAATTTGAAGCTGGCGCGCCTTCATCTCTTGCCCATGTAGTGATGTTGCTAGTATTATCTTCAGACTCTGTGTCTATTGGTGCAATATAAATTACTGTTAAGTCGCTGCCGTCTGAAACATAGATAGCAGCGTGTCCTTCGTGGATATTAGACTGATTATGTTCTTTTATTTGGGAAACTATTCCAGTTAAATTCTTTTTATCATTAGAAGACTTTAAGCTATTAGCTTTCTTTTGTGCTTTAGTTAATGCTTTATTGTCACGATCAAGTTTTTTCTTGCTTGATTTTTCTTTTTTTTGCCATTTTTTAGTTAATTTTTTCTTCTTGCTTTTTTTATATTTAGCAACTTTTTTCTTGGCGTTGGTATAAGCTTTTTTAGAAGCCTTAACTTTGTTTTTAGCAGCAGTAACTGCTTTATTAGCTTTAACTTCAGCTGTTGTCTTTTTGCGTTCCATAAGATCACCACCTTAGAATATGCTTGGATCGTCTCCGAATTCGTCTCCGAGAACATTCATTTCTTCCGCCAATGCCTGCCTTACTGCTGCTCTTACCTTTTTAGCAATACTATCTTCGCGTTCTTTGCTATCAATGGTATTGCCAGTAACATTAATAGTTATGTTTACTGGACGGCCAGAAGCATTTTTACGAACTCTTTTCCTATCACTAGCAGTAAATTCAAGTTGCTTTTCAGCGTCTTCTTTGGAAAAGATATGAACCGGACTCTTAAATTCCGCGAGTTCTCCTTTTTCTTCGTTAATTCTAACTGGTGTATTAGGTGCGGGGTGTCCCCCATTCTTATATCCCAATACTTTGGCTGCTTCTAAAGCGCCATTTACGTGTGACTGATTATATCCGCCACGTTCCCATAAGCTTGAGAACTTGTTAGCTAGTGAAGAAACACTACCTTTGCCTTCCAGAATTGATCTAAATGTTGCACTGTCTGAACCGTCATGCTTTAAGGCAAACAATAATTGTGTTGCTGGGTTAGTCCACGAAGTATTACGCTTTTTAGCAAAAGCTTTAAGATTTGCTAGTCTTCCACCTAGCCATTGCCCAAGACCACTAGCACCACCACTGCTGTTTACTGCGCTTGGATCAAGTCCAGACTCAAATAGCCAGTTACCAATAACTGCTGCAATACCATNNTTAGTTGCTTTATGGTCAGCACTTCTTAATGCTTTAGCAAGTTTGTTAATTCTTGAAGCGTTGTCTCCACCAAGTTTAAAGCCACTTAAGCTTTCACTTAAATGTTTCTTTATCCAAGCAAGTGCGCTTGAACCAAGTTCTTTTTTGGCAAGTGCTATTAGTTTATTGTCTTTCTTAGCTTTTTTCTGGGTAGCGTCTCTTAATGCTCTTACACGATAGAAACCATATCCCATACCCATATCGTCTGCAATAGCGGAAACTCTTGCACTTGGTGGGGTTTCATTGAACATGCTGCCAGAATTAGGGTTTTTAATAATACCAACGTGTCCGGCAGCTCCCGAGCCGTGACCATAAATTACTAAATCTCCCGCTCTTGTTGCACTTAGCTTTTTGCCTAAATATTCAACACCATTTGAGTGTTGCATAGCAACAGTATCACGGCCAATGTTAATGCCATAATGTGCTAAGGCTTTGGCCACCATGCCAGAACAGTCATAATAATTCGGCCCCATTGCTCCCATTTGATAAGGCTTGCCAGTGAAGTTTGCTTCAGCATATTTTAAGAATGCTTCTCTTGTTCCACCGTGTCCGGCAGCTCCACCCATTGCTTCATCAATAACAGTCCACATTGCCTTGTTCCAGTTGTAGCCAAGACTCTTTGCAGCACCTTTACTGCTGTTAATAATATCTTGTTGCAAGTCTGTACCGGAAACTTTGACGTTATTAGTAAACATGTTGTTGAAACTTGCAGTTGGGTGTTTCAGACTGTTTTTAGCAATCTTACGTAAAGTGCTATCAGAAACACCGGAACCTTTAGCAAAGTGAGTAAGTCCAAACATTTTTGCAATTTTATTTGTTTGTGCGTTGTTTAGGACTTGATCACCTTTACTCAAATGAACAATTCTGTTTTCACCTTGTGGCAAGTAGAAACCATTGTTATGAATAATAGCTTCTTGTTTNTCTCCAGTAGGGGCGTCATTNACCATTGCTAAGGTGTCATTAGCAAGCTTGCCGTTTGTACCTTTNGCAAACTTNATTGGTTTGATAACAGAATTATTGCCACCAAACTGAACAAGCATTTTATTGATACCGCCAATACCGTTGTTAAGNACCTTACGGGTATCTTCCATAGCGTCTGAAGCATAGCCTTTAAGCTTTTTAAANTTGTTGCCGAAGCCTTTAGCAGTCTTGTCAGCAGTGTTTACAACACCTTCATGGATATTATCCATTTTCTTATCAAGTGACTTAGCCATACTGTTNGTGGTACTCAAAACAGTATGCTTGGTTTGAGTTACTTTGTTCTTAGTATGACTAGCAATTTCATTCCAAGTATTTTGGTTTTTCTTATTAATTTTGTTATAACTATTGCTTAATTTAGTCGTTCCACCTGCAAAAGCACCTAGTCTTAGTCCAGAATTGCCACTTAATACTTTTTTGGTATCTCTTGCGTTAAGAATATGTTCTCCGGCGTGTACCTTTTCAATTGCAGCACCGTTTAGTCCTAGCAGTCTAGCAAAAGCACCATTATTTCTATAAGCTAATTCAGCTCCTTGTTCACCAACTAAGGCAAAATCAGTTTTGCTAATTCTGCCACCACTTGCATAAGCAGACATAGTTGCTCTGCCTTTAGGTACAGTTGGTACTGGCGTTTTACTAGTCGACTTTTTGCCTTTTTTCTTCCAAGTAAATACTTTACCATTGCCACCAAAAGCATAGTTAACATCGTTAATAGTACCTTTAATGTTGTTTACAGTACCGTTCCAACTGTCACCAATCCATTTACCAAAGCCACCAACTGCTCCTTTTAGTCCTTCCCAGAACTTACTCCACACTTTTTGGAATGACTTCTTAAACGAGTCAAAACGGCTTCTGACGTCTTCAAAAATTTGGCCAAATAGGTTTCCTTTTTTAAATGCTTTTACATATCGGTTATCATTAATGACACCCCATACTTTGTCCCACTTTTTGTGAACGTCTTTGTTAAAATCACCAAGATGTTCTCCGGCACTTTTCCATATACCATTCCAAGTTTTGCCAAAGTTTTGTCTAAATGAACGAGTATTTTTTTCGGTATCTTTTAAGCCAGTTTGAATTAATTTACCTTTTTTAATAGCCTTAACATAACGGTTGCCATTAATACTTTTCCAAGTATTGTTCCATACTTTGCCAATTCTCTGTCTAAAGCCACGAGTATTTTTTTCAATATCGGACAAGCCGGTTTGAATTAATTTACCCTTTTTAAATGCTTTCACATATCGGTTATCATTAATATTCTGCCAAGTATCACTCCATATTTTGCCAACATTCTTTTTTAGATTGTTAAAGTTTTTAGGCAAACTCTTAAAGAAATAGTGTGACTGTGTGATTGCTTTTTTCCAAACGTCATGTGCGTCACTACCAATCTTTCCGCTAAGGACATAGTTAACACCGTTACCAATTCCTTTACCTACATTGCCAATTCCACGGCCAACTCCGCCAAAGAAATTGCCAACGTTGCGTTTAGTTCCGTTCCAACTATTGCCTACCCATTTACCAAAATTGCCAACGTTGCGTTTAGTTCCGTTCCAACTGTCGCTTGCCCACTTGCCAAACGATCCAATTCTTCTGCCGGTTCCACGCCAGTCTTCGCCAAACGTCTTGGTGAAAGCATGAATGTTGTCAGCTGCTCCACCTTTTTTATTCCACCAACTGCCAACTTGTTTTTGCCAGTTATGGAATGACCACCCCATATTTTGACCAGAAAACTTGTTTTTAGGTGCATGTTTCATGTTGTAGCCAGTAACTGCGTCTCCGCCAACACCACCAACAAAGTCACCGACTTGTGAACCAATCATAGCGCCAACTGGCCCAAGACCAAACATAGCGCCAATTCCAAAGCCTATACCAGTTCCGGCTAGTGATCCTATGCCTTTACCAATTGATCTATTTCGTTGAGCATATTTACGTGACTTATTAGCGTCTACACCTTGAGCAATTTCAACGCCACCTTGAAGCGCTCCGGCTCCAACTGAAACAACATTGCCAGCAGTAAACAGTTTGCCCCCGTTGGCTTCACTTACTCTTGCAAGCCAGCCTTTTTTCGGACTCTTGAATATTTTTCCGGCTCCTTTTCTGAAGTCGTTTGGTATTGTTGCGGTTAAATTACCAACATCTCCAGTGTTCCCACTAAAGATACCGGACAAGCTGTTTGGTATTTTAGTTGACACTTTACCAGTTGCTTTTTTGACAGCTTCTCTTGTGGTTCCATAGCCGAATAGTTTACTTAAAATACCACCACTTGCTTTTGCACCAGTATTCATTCCAAAAGCTCTGCCAAAGCCACCAAGTATTCCACGCCCAAGTTTAATACCACCAATAACACTGCCAACGCCAGTTACATACGTTAATGATCTTTTAACAGGTTTTGGCAATTTACCTAGCCAGTCTAAAATATTGTTAATTGCCTTAAGGACTGTTGTAAGTGCAGGTGCAATTTCACGTGCGAACTGCATTCCTACATCATTTAATTTTGCCTTTGTTAACTTTATTTGACCTTGTAGGGTATTTAAGTTTCTCTGCGCCAGTTTACCAATATAGTCTCTACCATTAGCAGCTTTTGACTTTCTAATATTTCTTTGCCAGTCACCGCCATGTGCCATTAATGTTTGTGCCGAGTTGAATGCCCATAAGCCGAATATTTGTTGCAAGTCTCCGGAAACTTGTCCGGAAGTCATGTGATTACGCTTAACACCTTTTCTTAGCATACTAAAAATGCTTGTTAACGGCTTTAAGTCTCCGTGCTTATCATATAATTGCGGAACGCTTACACCAAAGTCAGCAAGTCCGGCTGTAATTGCCTTACTATTTCTAGCTTTATTAAGTCGCGAAACAATGTTTTTTAGACTAGTACCTGCCATAGTGCCGTATACACCAAAGTTAGAAAGTGTACCGACTGCACCCAAAGCTGTATCTAAAGATTGGTTGTTTTGGTGCATGGTGGTTCCCATCATTTTGAAACTTTCACCAAACTCTTTGTTGTTTCCGGCTGTAATATCGGCAATGTAAGCCATTTTATTTAGCACATTGCGCGTATATTTTCGCATTTTCTTAACGCTATTGCCGGCTTTAGCTTTATAACCGAACTGCTCCAAAACAGGTGCGTCTGCGTTAATAATATCGTTATAACTTTCGTTGGTGGCCAAAGCACTTTGTGCAAAGTATTTGTGAGATCCTAAGTCTTGTTTTCCGGAATATCCACGTCTGATTAATTCTTCAGAACCACGAGCAAGGTCATTCTGATCAAGTCCGTACGTAAGTGAAAGATTACGGTTAGCCTTTTTCATCTTATTAATCGTACGTTTTGCAGAACTAGGGCTAACTTCGTTCGCAATTTCTAGTTGCTTAATTCTGTTGTATTCATCTTCTAACTTAGTTGACTGGTCAAAAGCATTTTTTAGTGCCATACCAAGTGGAACTAGTGCAATTGTCATGTTGTTAAATGTATTGATAACATCTGAACCAACATTTGAAATATCCTTAAAACGCGAAGTGGTTCTA